TGATCTTGAGATCCTTTGTGGGAGATGATCATATCTCTAGAGTCATCCAAGAATTGTGTTTGTCCTGTGTTCAGGAAGTGACCAGCATCATTCTCCATGATGACACGCATGATAGCATTGTCAGCACAAGAGATAGCAGGTTCAAAGGGAAGAGGAAATCTGAGTTCACCACCAATCAGTGTGTTGTCAATGATGTTAACAATCATCTTGGCATGAACGTGTACCATTCTACCAACCTTGGTGTAGTAACCAGTGGAGTTAGTAGACATACCCGCTCTGTTTGTGTTAGCGAAGTATGGAGTAGCAGCGTAAGAACCTTCTTCGTAGTGATCCAGAATCTCATAGGTAGCACCACCCAGAGCAGTCTGGTTACTAAAGTCAATACCTTTTTCTGCTTGGAGCTTGATGTTACCAGCAGAGTTAATCCTTGCTGCCTCAGTTAGTGTGCCACCCTGAGTAGTGAAGAACTTAATAGCACCACCCTCTGAGAGGTTAGAAGTTCCTTCAACCTCAGAGATGATGGCAGAATATGTGACGTTAGCATTGTTAAGACCGTTTCTACCACGGAAGTCAATACGACCAGGCTGGTGTCCAACACCAATCGTACCCGACTTGTAGAGAACAAGGTCAGGAGCAGTGGTAGAAGAGTTTGTCTCGTTCTCAATAATGATCTGGTCAGTGGTGTCATTACCCTTGACGTGGAATTGACCAGCAGGTTCATCGATACCCAAACCAACCAACTTACCCTTGAGGGTCATGGTGTTTACCAGGGCACCACCATCAGAACACTGGAGGAACAAACGTCCACGTTCTGAACCAGCAGATACAAGTTCTGCCTCAGCAAGAATGCCAGCATATGAAACATCATTGCTGTATGAAGCATCCTGACTGTTGAACAACAGGCGACCGATCAGGTCATTGTTTGCTACGCTGGTAGTATCTCTTTGGAGAATGAAGTCTGGACCAACGTTAGCACCGTTGTCATTGTAGGTAATACCAGAAGTCTGTGCGTTGACTTCGAGTGTACCTGTGACATTGATATTTGTAGAAGCAAAACTGATATAGTTATCGTTTACTTCAAAGTTAGGTGTGCCACTATTATCAGTGTCTACCTCAAAGGAAAGCTTACTTGCGGCAACGCCACGCTTTCTCCAACCAAACTGACCAACGGTAGAACCACCGTTGTTTCTAAATTCAATATGACCCAGGTCATTACCATCGGCAACAATAGTATTGTTGGTAAAGTCAATACCTGTGTGACGGAATGCGATCTGTCCTGCGGAGTTGACAGTACCAGTGTTGTCAGTGTTGTTGAGGATCAGAGCTCTGGTATCAGCACCAGAGAATGTACCAGCAGCAAAGTTGACTGATGCGTTAGTAGCAACGTCTTGACCAATGGAGAACTCACCAGATACGTTGTCGTAAGTTACACCTGTACCACCAGAGAAGTGAACTCTAGTCTCAGCAGGTGAAGAACCAGTGAAGGTAAAGACACCAGTACCAGAATCGTAAGCAAGTGAACCATCACCACCGACGTCACTTACTGAAACATGAGCACGTACTTCAGCTGCTGAAGGTCCAGTGTATGTAAAGGCTCCTGTGCTACTATCGTAAGCAAAAGAACCATCTCCACCAGAGTCAACCGCACTAACAGCGGCTCTAGCGCGAGCATCGGTGAAGTAGATATTTGTCGAACCTTCATTTACACTATCAGTATCAAACTCACTAAAATCAATAGACAGAGTGAGGGAATCAGCGCCATCATTGTAAGACTTAGCAATACCTGTACCACCTTGTAGCAAGACACTAACGCGGTCATCAACACGCTCGTTAGTGTAGAAAAGGTTGGTTGGTGTAACAGATGCCTCAGCAATATCATCCAAGTCTAAGGTGATATTGGCAGTACCATTAAAGGAGACACCGTTGATAGTTCTAGCTGTTTGTAGTGCTGTTGCTGTATCAGCATTACCAGTCAGAGGACCAGTGATACCAGCAAACTGTACACTGTCAGATGTACCTACTGCTTGACCGATAGAGATCACTCCACCAGAGAATCCAACACCTGTACCAGCAGAAAGATGAGCTCTTACTTCAGTAGCAGTAGGACCAGTGTATGTAATTACACCAGTGCCACTATCATAAGCGAGAGATCCATCACCACCAGAATCAGTAACACTTACTGCTGCTCTTGCGCGAGCGTCAGTGAAGTAAATGTTTGTAGGTGTGCCAGACTCCTGTACGTTATCTGTGACAAGAGTGATGTTCTGAGAACCATCAAAGGATACACCACTAATATTTCTGGCAGTCTCTAGAGTGGTTGCTGTATCAGCATTACCAGTCAGAGCTCCCGTAATAGAAGTAATATTGGCAGCATCACCGTAGATGTTTGCCCAACGTATGGTAGCTGAACCGAGATCCCAAGAACTGTCGGCGCTAGGATATACGTGCTGATTGAAAGTCCAGGCGTCATTGGTATTGGACCAGGTGATAAGTTTGTCAGTCGCTCCCTTCAGAACGATCCCGCCCCCGTTAGCTGTCGCATCTGTCGGAGTCGCGACGGTTCCCAGTTCAATAGTAATGTCATCGACCTGAACAGTGGTCGAATTGATAGTTGTTGTGGTACCCTGAACATCGAGGTTACCAGTAACAGTTAGATCGTTGCCGATAGTTACATCGTTCGGCAATGAGAAAGTCATCTCATTGTCGTTGGTGTAGGCAACAGTGATTTGGTTTGCTGTGCCAGCGAACTTAACATCATCCAGAACAGAGTAGGAAGATGTCAGTCTAAGAAGCGCACCACCCGTGGTGGTTACAGCGCGAATATCATATTCAGTACCGATGGAACTAGCACCACCACCAACGTCAAAGTTTCTGACAACACCGTCCGTGCCCTTCAGCTTCATGGTCAGAACAGTGTTCGATGTTGCTTCAAGAACAACATCACCGTTCTGAGAAGGGGTTACGGTGGTAGGGGGTCTGAGGAGATTTGGTGCCTCCTCGGGTAATCTGCGAATTGTCAGGGACATTACTGAGAGGCAGTCTGTTTTCTATGTGTATTTAGCTTCAACCAATCCGCGCATGTATCGAAGTCATCGAAAAACACCGTGCGTCCATCGAAGCAGGTATAAAATTTGTTCAGATAAGAGTCGTAAGAAATCCAATCTTCGACGTCATCTTTATGGTCTTCAGCGACTTGCTCGCGATACCATTGTGGGTTATCGATAATCTCATCTCTAAGATCTTCGATGATGTGTAGACGATCCTCTGGGACTTCACTCATAAGACAAACCTTATGTACATGTCTATATTTAGTCCTGTTCTTCTAGGTCTGTAATTCTTTCAGATCTTTTTGCCCAGGTATCACCACCACCCATACCTCTTGATGGATTGATACACTGCTCATTACCAAAGTCATTACATACTAATCCAGCGAGATCAAGCTCACTGTGATCAGAGGTATTTCCTGTACGCCAATAATGCTTACCGTTTACCCAGGTAGCACCACACTTCTCACAAATCTTTGTGCTCAGTGTCTCGGAGGAATTCTCCATAATCTTTCTCCATCTGTTTCTTGAGAACTTTCAGTTGTCGTTCTAGTTTCTTTCTTAAAAAATAAGATCGAATCTTGACAACTCCATATCTAAGCTCCAAGTCAATATACTGGAACAACCGTATCGTCTCATCAACTCCTGCGAACAGGCAGAGGGCAAAAACAATAACGATTATATAAAGACTAGCTTCCATAAGAGTAGGATTCAAACGCTAAGAACGCAGGCACATCAGGAATCTTCTCTGTCTCCAGATAAGAAATGATGCGACAACCTGGATATATCTTAGACGCTTGAGTCTGAATGTCAACTCTTTGGGGTTTGTTGAGCTTGGGGAAAAATAACTGGACGCGGTACATCCTCCCACGCCAGACAAGCTCAACGTGATAATACTTGCCGTACTCGTTAAGACGCGCTGCCATCAGGCGACCATCGCGCTAACTTCTGTACAGTGAACGTCAGAACCGTTACTACCATCAGGATAGACAGCATACTTAACGGAGTTTCTTACTTCGGCAGTGCCAGTAAAGGCAGCGAAACCAGAACCATCAACGTTCAGTGAGATAGTGCTAGGGGTTACAGCACTAACAGTTGCGTGAGTAACATTGTAATCACCAACAGCAGCACCACTAACAGTTACCGCATCACCAACACGAAACTCGTTATGTACACCACCTTCTCTAGCAAGGGTAGCAACGATCGGGTTAGCAGCAGTAGCAGCAGTGATCAATTCTCTTCTAGGAGCTTCATGCTTGACCAGAACAGACTCACCTGCGGTAACATGAAGACCACCAGTGCTAGCATCGGGGTTAGCACCGAGAGCGATCTGACATGCGTCCTTACCAGCTGCTACCGAAAAGCGGTAGATGCCAGTAGCGACTGTCATTGCGCCAGACACTGTATTTGCTTGACTGTTCACACTAACAGTAGGTCTGTAAGCAGCAGCCTTAAGAATAGGACCAGACATAATTTTTTAGTAAGTTTTCCCTGTCTTATTTATTCTTGGAAGCATCCTTCAGCATCTTCTGTAGATCTGCTGTGCTTCCAACAAACAATGCGTTTGTGACGTTAGTAGGTCCACGCTTGGATTCTTCCTTAACGTCTTTTGTTTTCTTTTGGAGATCCATCAGTTTATCTGTGGTATCTGCCACGTGCTTGATCAACTGACCAGCAACTTCATATGCTCTTGGATGATCGGATGACATAGCAACATCGAGCGCACCGCTGATAGCTTCTTGTCCTTTCTCAATCAGATTGTAGAGTTGTGCTCTACTGTACTCATGGTCATCGTCAACCTGATCCTTCACCTTTGGTGGTGGGGCAGGTTTGCTAGGTTCGACCTTTGAGATTTCACTCACAGTCTCGAACGCTTCGTCTAGTCCGTCAAACTTATCCATAGAAAGATGTCATCTCATTGAATCCAAAGTCATCGCCGCTATCGAGCAGAGCGTCATCGCTAGCATTGACGATATCGATTACAGAACCAGCAGCATGTTCTGCCTTTGTAGTAGCATTAGCACCACGGGTTACTGTGATACTTGTGTCATTAGGTTTGGTCTTAACCTTCATGACCTCATTGTTGATCTCGATCAGGTCACCAATACTGAAGACTGTGCTGTCAGTAACTTCTAGAGTAGCGAAGCGCTTGTCTATATCTTTGGTGAGGTTGAGACCTGAACCATCGGCATCGTGATCTCTGAGTGCTTTTGGTGTAACTTGATACTGTACTCTGCGTGGAGCAAGTTCGCGATTGACACCAGTCTTGTAATCGACCTTTGCTTTTTTGATAGGAGCACCAGTCTGAGAAGGACCGAATACATATGTCTTCATTGTGAAAGACATATCTACTGTAGTCAGTTTTCTCTGAGTGAAGTCTCCTTCGTAGTCATCGCTATAGTTGATAGTATTCATGACGATAGGAACGTCACGATACTCTTTGAGTGCTTCCACAATGTTTACCGTCACGTTGTAAGACGGTTGGAAGAACGGCATGATCTGCTCAGTAATCTCTAGAGCTTCGTCATTCGTCTTCGAGAGAATAGAAAGCGAGAACTCTAGATTGTAAGGTACAGGAGTGTACATCTTACGAACGGCATTGTTGCCGTCTGCCTTGAGTTCCAAGGTAACAGGACTGAGTTTTCTAGTGGCATCATAAGAGATACCAGTCAACTCAAATGCGATACGTGGCAGAGTGATAGCAACTTTCTTGTTCAGCTCAGGTTGCTGCTCAAGTCTTGCCAAGAACTTCTGCTTAGGTCCATACGCCAAAGGCACCTTCATTTTACTGTAGGTGCTACCGTCTGAGTTCTCGCGTCGAACTTCGATATTGTTAAAGATCGTGCCGAAAGCGATAACGCACTTGCGGATTACTTTATTGTATGTGTACCCAGTGTTTAACATTTTATGTCGCTATACCAAATGGATTGGACTCAGTGAAGTCTAGAATGTCGTCTGCTTCAGTTTCAAACTCAACATTGTCATAATATTTATCATCCGTAGAGTCGATCGGATCAAAACTATGTATAGTTACGGTCGCTCCACTGGTAGAACCCATCAACAATTCTCCAACTAGGAAGTCTCCTGTTGGATTCTTAAGCTTCAACCATCCTTCTCCATTGTCCCAATCAGCAAGCATAGCAGTATTGCTAGTGCTACCCCCAGTAACAGACTCGCCATCTTTGAAAGTACCTTGTAGTCCAGCAGGAACAGTTTGAATATCGAGAGATGCTGTAGTGTATCCAGAACCAGGACTGGTCACTACAAGTTTCTCTACCTGTGTATATCCAGAACCTTCTCCAGAGATTTCAACCTTTGTGAGACTTCCGTTAGAATCGAAAGTAGGTATAACCGTCGGAGTGTTGCCACTGAATGGAGGGTCGGTAAATTGAATATAGGCTCTTGTAGCATCGTATCCCTGTCCACCATCCACAATAGTAAGTTTGTTTAGTTTACCTTCCACAACAGATGGTACAAGAACTGCGGGTTTGACTGGTGTAGATCCACCAACCGAAACACCGATCATATCAGCACGAACTGTAGCACCAGTTCCATCACCATTGACAGTGACAGTAGGGGTAAAGTTATAATTTTTTCCGTTGGTAGTTACGATAGCTTGGTCCACAGCGCCACCGTCAAGGCTAACAGTACCAGCAGCAGATGTACCGCCAGAGGTAAGATAGTAGTATTTGACAGTGTATCCTGTATCAATGAGTTCTTCGTCTCCTTCAAAGATTTCTCCTTGTTCGTCGGAGTATTCAAAGAGCTCACACTTGAGTTTGTATGTGTAGTTCTTTCCGAGTTGGTAGAATGGTTCTTCATGCTCAACGTACTTGATCTCAAAGTAGTTTGCTGTCAGTGGGAACCAGATAAGGTCACCCTCCTGAGGACGTTCTCCAATCTCAACTTCTTTGTCTTCTAGAAGGAACTGAGCGATAAGGTCAGAGAATCTCTGCTGTGATATGACCAATGTTACTTCATCTGACTGACGAATGCCGAACTTTGTCAGCAGATCACCACCACCTTGGAACCCATCAAAGTTCTCCATGTACGCTTCAATGAGATAAGAGTCATCAAACTCGGAGATGATCTCTTCATTAAATACGCCATCCTTCCTCACAAGCTGCCTGGGGATGTATAACACATCCATACCAAACATCTTGATATACTCTTCAACCAGACCTTGCTGAAGGAACTGTTCGTTGCGAGTGCCGTGAGTAAAGAAAACGTTTCTCATCCGATCATGTCAAGCGGTGGGATTTCGTACATATCGATCATCGAGTCCTCAAGCTTCTGGACTTCGTTATTACCATCTTCATACAACTCTCTACCATTGAGAGTAATACCACCAGGCAGCTGAGCACCTTGGAACTTAATGAGGTTTTGTCCCCACTGTCTCTTAATCAGCGCAGTAGTATATCTCTTTAACCAGGGATCGTTGTAGACACCAGCATAATCAGAAGGATCTATTGCTCTGTAGCAATCAAAGATAATATAATCACCGTCAAGTACATCAGACTTAAAGTCCAGATCCATATACAGACGGTTGCCTCTCAGATTATATCTGATCTGCTTTTGTCCTTCCAGTAGGAAGTAGATATCTTCCAATCTACGGTTGACCATTTCATAGGTCAAGATCTCAGTCTGTGTAAGATCCCACAGATCATTGAGTCTCCACTGGTAGCGGACATCAAAAAGGTTTGTAGTATTCTTTGACGTGAAGTCAAAGATCTTGATCACAGAGATGATGTGATCGGGTACAGTAATATAGTTGTTCTGTTGTTTGAAAGTTTTACCACCTACAGTCTCTGAGGTGTCAGTCTTCATCGAATCGATGGTAGCCTGATCAAACTGGAACTTCAGGAATGTCCTGATGTATCCATCCATGTGACGCTCATTGTAATACTGAATGGCGTCATCGACGAGATCATCAATCTGATCATCGTCAACATTGATCTCCAGCACAGGAGCGCCAAGCTTCCTGAGGGAGTAATCAATAAGTTGTTCTCGTGTTGCTGGTTTTGCCATTAGATTGTATCAACGTTGAATCTCACGCGGACATAATATGTAGTTGTAGGTAGCGTGGTAACGTCACCTGGCAGGGTGTAAGAAACTAAGTTGGTAGAGTTTCCGAGTGACTGGTGCTCCACATCAGTGAAAGTATTAGTTCTAGAGAACTGCCAGTCAGAAGATACATGCCCATAACCACTCTTAATTGATGGTGACAATACAGAGATAGTTGGGTTGAAAGCAGGTGTAATGACCTGAATCTCAGGTTGATCTACTACAGGAGTAGTGAACTGTACTGGTGTTGAGTAGTTAGAAGTCAGATCATTCTGGTCTTTGAACTTAACCTGTACACTATAAGTTGTATCAAAATCTAGAGTACCTGCTGGTACAGTGAATGTAGTCAGATTGTTAGGATCGCCAGCAGACAAGTCAGGAACTGTGATCGTGCTAGTATCATATACAACAGTGTTGTCAGATACTCTCTTAATCAACCAGAAAGACTTGGCGTGAGTAGATCCAGCATACTGAGATACAAAAGCAGATGATGTAGCAGTAGGTTGTCTGTTGAATGTCAAACCAGTATCTGTGTCAACGTTGACATTCATTGAAGTCGGAGCTTCAACAAACTCAGACTCATTAACCGTAAGAGTAGCAGCGTCAGACGTTACCGAGATAGCGTTAGAGTTGCTGAGAACACAACGATATTGCCTACCCACTGTTGGGAATGGCATGTTCGGTGTTTGATACGAAGGGTTTGTTGCTCCGTTAATGTTGTTCCAGTTACCACCATTGTCAGTAGACAGTTGCCACTGATAGTTCAGAGTGCCACTGGTTATAGCAGCAGTAATATTATATGTTGCTCTGTTACCCTCAATGATTGTTTGATTCTGAGGTTGAACTGAGATGGTGATGACTCTGTTGACAGTCAGTTCAGCATAAGAAGATGTCAGGGGAGACTGAGCACCAACCAAAGACAGAACGCAACGATAACGATCAGCATTATCATCAACATACACCAGAGTAGGTGTGGTGTAACTAGCATTTGTAGCACCACTGACAGGTGTGTAGTTTGCTACGTTGGTAGATTCTGCCTTCTCCCACTGGTAAGTATGTGTGCCACTGGAAGTAGTTCCAGCAACAGTAAACGTAGCAGTACCACCCTCATTTCCAATCTGGTTAGAAGGTTGAGTGCTAATAGTATGAGTTCTGTATACAGTTAGGAGTGCTGCTCCAGTGTATACTTCAGTATCAGCACCGACAGCATCGATCTTACAACGATAACGATCGTCATGATCATTGGCATAAGTTAGTGCTGGAGTAGTGTAAGAACTAGATGTAGCACCACCAATATCTGACCAGCTACCTCCCTGATTATCAGATCTCTGCCACTGGAATGTTACCGATGGTGTGTGGTCTGAGAGGATTTGTTCAAATAGACGTTGTTGCTCAGGGTCATCAAATTGATTGCCCTGCTGTGGAGTGATCCAAGAGCTAATACCGAAGGAGCTATGAATAGCGCCAGTGATACCAGAGTTCTGAGCTGTACCATTACATGTAAATGTCGCAGTTCCTAATTCATCTGCTGCTTGGTCTGTAGGATCTAAAGTTACAGAGACTTGTACAGTCTCTACCTGTAAGACCGCTGCGTTTGAAATGACATTAGCAGCACCAGGAGCAGAAACAAATACACGATACTGATACTCATCCATCGAAGCGGTGAGTGTCGGAGTAGTGTAGTCAGCAGATGTAGCACCGCCGATGTTTGACCAACTGGTTCCATCGTCGATAGATTGTTGCCACTGGAATGTAACGTCACTGTTGTCTCCGTCAGAGAGACTAGCAGCTACAGTGAAAGTTCTTGTTCCACCTACAGAACCTGTCTGGTCTGTTGGTTGCGTATTGATAGTAACCGTTCTAGTAACAGTCAGAATTACTGTTGTAGATTCTACAGCAGCAGCTCCGACAGCTGTCAGAGAGCACTTGAGACGGTCATCATTATCAAAGTTAGTTCCAAGAATTCCATCGCCACTATCGTAGGTGGTTGCCGATGTTGTATAGGCAGGTGATGTAGCACCCGAAATAGCACCAAATGTGGAAGGAGCTGAACCATCTGCTTTACTCCATTGATAGTTTGGAACAGTTCCATCTACAATAGCAGCAACCAGAGTGAATGTGGCAGCAGAAGGAGCAACTACACTTTGACTACTTGGTTGTGATGAGATTCTAATAACTCTGAAGACGGTAAGAGTTACCGCATTCGTTACAGCATCTAGTGGCGCTGTTGATGAACCACATACACAGCGATATTGGTAATCGTTATATCCATAGTTACCAACAACTGTCAGAGTATCAGTAGTCTCTCCGCTATGGTCGGCAAGACCAGAGATGTCTGCCCAGTTGGAACCACCATCTGTACTAAATTGCCACTGGAAAGTTACCGTAGAACTGTCAGATGTTGTAGCAGTTACAGGTCCGAATGTTGCGTTACCTGTGCCAGCTTCAATGCTAGCATCTGAGGGTTGACCTGTGATGTTAACAAGAACACCAGTTCCGTTGGTATCAAAACTGTATGCTTGAGACTCACCTGTGG